CGCAAACGCGCAAAAGGAACGGTTTTCAACGTGAATAGGACGCCGACCTTCCGCGAGTTCCTCGTCGAACCCCCGAGAGAGTCGCCTTTGTGGCTCTCGGCGATCTACGGGAGGTTGCGGGGGGTCCAGGAGGGGATCCGCCCCGATCCGGAGGGGGTTGGGCGGTCGCCGGTCGCGATCGAGAGTCGGCGGCGGTCGGTCACAGGGGAACCTGCCGGCGATCTGCCAGGGTTCGGAGCAGCCAGCCCGGCGCTCGTCGTCGTCGGTGACCGGTCGAATGCGTCGACGGTGTTCCCGTTTTTGACCCGGTCCGGCTACCATCTTTGGGCCGCGCTCCGGCTCCTTGGATGGGACGAGTTGACGGTCCGCGTCGTGAACGCAAGGGGTAGAGAGGGAGGGCGACCGGCTGACCTCGACGAGATCGGCGGCCGTTGCCCGGGGGCGTTATGGCTCATTCTCGGGTTCAAGGCGCGTCAGGTCGTGCGGCGGTCGGACCTCCCTGGGATCGACCTGGTCGAAGTCGATCATCCGGGTCGGCATCTTCAGAAGAAGCGAGCGGACGGTCCCGACGGATACGCGCGACACATGGCCAGCGCGGGGCTTGCCCGGGTCGGGCCGCCCCTTCTCCCGGTCCCGGCCGAGGAAGACCCATGGTGGTACAGCGAACTCGCGCCGGCCCCAGTCCCGACCTATCCGGAGGGGTCAGGCTGGCCGCCGCCAGACGAGAGGGAGGCGCCGGAGACGATCGTCGAGGCGGCCGCGACGGTTGAGCGCGCGGAGCCCTCGCCCCTTGAGAAGCTCGCGGCGGTTGCGACCGCAACCGCGGGGCATGCGCTCCGGAGTCTCGCGACACGGGTGGCACGGGGGCAGGTCGTTCTCTCGTTCGAACAGACGGTCCGGCTCGGAGACTTGGCCGCGAAGCTGGCAGGGGCGACAGGGGGCGACGTCGAGGTCGCTGCTCTCGCCGAGGCTCAGCGCGCGGTCGACGAGGTCCTCGGCGTGGTAGGCTGACGCGATGGGCGAACGCGGACCGACCCCGATCCCTGCGCGGATCCTCGAGCTGCGCGGGTCGAAGCTAGCGCGCGAGGCGAGGACCTCGACGGTGGAGGTCCCGGCGGCGGCGCCCAGCCCGCCGGTGCACTTGTCAGGGCCGGCGCTTGCCGAGTGGGAGCGGATCGTCCCGCTTCTTGAACGGGTTGGGCTCGTGGGCGAGGCCGATCTCGCGCTCCTGGTCGTCTACGTCGAGGCGTGGGAACGGTACCTCGCGGCGTCGGCTGCGCTCCGGGTCGGTGGATATGTCCTGGTCGAAGAGGGACGCGCCAAGATCTCGCCCTATCACCGTATTCTTGAGCGGGAGCGACGAGCCCTTGAGCGGGCCGCGCGTCACTTCGGTCTTTCTCCGGCCACAAGGCGCGGGCTGGCGTCAGACGCCAGTGGCGGCGGCGAGCCGGACGAGTCACTTGAGGCATGGCACAAGCGACACGGCAGGGCTTAGTCCACGTGGAACAGGCGACCCTCGAGCACGTCGACCCGCGAACGCTCGTTCCTTGGGATCGGAATCCGCGAGAGAATGAGGACGCGGTCCCCCAGGTAGCGGCAAGCATCCAGCGGTTCGGATTTGGGGCGCCGCTTGTCGTGCGCCCGTCGGATCGGCGGGTCCTCGCGGGTCATACCCGATTGAAGGCGTCGATTCTGCTCGATCTGGCAAAGGTCCCTGTTCGATGGCTCGAGTTGAGCGACACCGAGGCGGACGCGTACGCGCTCGCCGACAACCGTCTCGGAGAACTGGCCGAGTGGGATGACGACCTCCTCAGTGAGGTCCTCCGAGACCTCGCGGCCGACGACGTCGACCTTGACGCGCTCGGGTTCGACGACCGCGAGCTCGTGGCGTTCCTCGCGAAGACGACCGAGGGTGAGGCGGGCCCGGACGAGGTGCCGGAGCCGCCGACCGAGCCGAGGACGAAACCGGGTGACCTCTGGTCACTCGGGGACCACCGGTTGCTTTGCGGGGACTCGACGAAGGTTGAAGACGTTGCGCGGTTGACGGACGGAGACCTTGTCGGAATCTGTTTCACCTCGCCGCCATACGAGCAGCAACGTGATTACGAGAAGAAGGTCGATGACTGGGGCGCTCTCATGCGGGGCGTGTTCGGATTGTTGCCGATGGCAGAGGACGGGCAAGTCCTGGTCAATCTCGGCATGATTCACCGCGAGGGGGAGTGGGTCCCCTACTGGGAGCCGTGGGTCGATTGGATGCGCGAGCAGGGGTGGCGCCGCTTCGGCTGGTACGTGTGGGACAAGATCACCGCTACATTCAAGGCGAACGATGGGCGACCCTACGTAGCTCATGAGTGGGTGTTCCACTTCAATAGGAATAGCGTTCCTTGTCTCGAGTGGGTTCCTACGAAGCATGGAGGCGAAGACCGTTCAGTCTGGGGTCAACGTAGGCCAGATGGTTCCGTTGCGAAGCTTTGCACCCCTGGGAAGATCAAGGAATCGAAGCCTCCCGATACGATCGCGCGAGTTCAGAGGGAGACGAATAACTCGGACGCGAGCGTCCGGAGCCATCCGGCTCGTTTTCCTGTTGCGTTCGCTGAGTACTGGATCAAGACGTGGCCCGGATCGATCTACGAGCCATTCTCCGGTTCCGGGACGACGATCATCGCGGCCGAGCAACTCGGTCGGACCTGCTACGCGCTCGAGATCTCGCCGACATATGTAGACGTCGCGGTCGACCGTTGGGAGCGGTTCACGGGTCGGAAGGCTGACCGCGCTTGAAGACGGATAGAGAAGCGCGCGCGTGATCTGGGCCCGCGGTAGAGTCGGCGACTTCGAGGTTGCTACCTATCTCACCGAAAGGCTTGCTCACCGATTGTGCAGGTTCTCGAGCGTTTGGATCCCGAAGGTCTTCGAATCCTTGCGACAGACTGCGAGCGAAGGCGAGGCGGTGATCAGGGACGGCGGGCCGGTCATACCCCGCCCGCCGCACGGGAGACCGGGCGGCGGGCCCCCCGGAAGAGTTGCGCGCGCGGCCGGTCGGCACCGTCTGCCCAAGAGGGCGCCCTGCCGCAATCACCCCGATACCATGCGGCCCAATATGGACGGGCAGACTTGCCGCGCGGACTCTACTGCTGAGAGACTGAGAGCATGAAGCCAACCGCCGCCGACCTCGCCTGGTTCCTCTCGCCGACCGGGCTCGGCGAACTGCTCGACCTTGGGGCCGGCCTCCGACGGCAAGCGGCGGACGAGTACGCCGAGTTCCTGACCGAGCACCTGACGCGAACGACCGCAGACCGGAGGGCCGTCGAACTCGGCTTTTACGTCGACCTCGATCGGGCCCTCGTCTTCTCCGACTTCTGCAGCAGCTTCATCCGGCACAGCAAGGGACGATGGGCGGGCCAGCGCTTCCACTTGCTCGGCTGGCAGTGGGCGGATATCGCGTTGCCGCTGTTCGGATGGGTCCATCGCGAGACAGGATTGCGGCGGTTCCGGCAGTGCTACCTCGAGGTCCCGAAGAAGAACGGAAAGACGAGCCTTGCCGCCGCTTGCGCGCTCTTCCTCCTGATCGGCGATGGCGAACCGGGGGCCGAGGTCTACATCGCGGCTTACTCCAAAGACCAGGCGAAGATCGCATACAGGGACGTCGAACACGCGGTCAGGAAGTCGCCGGAGCTTCGGCACCTTCGACCCTATCGGGCCAACAGCCGGATCGTCGACGAGTCGACCGCGTCATTCCTGCAGGCCATCTCTTCAGACTTCGGCGGCCAGGAGGGCTTGAACGTTCACGGCCTGGTCTTCGACGAGCTGCACGCGCAGAAGAATCGCGACCTGTGGAATGTGCTCGAGGGCGGCGGCGCGGCCCGGACCCAGCCCATGACCATCGGGATCACTACCGCGGGCGACGAGCGGTCGAAACTCTGTCGGGAGCTCCACGACTACGCGCTCTCGATCGCGGCGGGCGACAACGACGACCCGACCTTCCTCGGGAAGATCTACGCGGCCGACCTGGAGGACGACTGGGACGATGAGAAGACCTGGCGCAAAGCAAACCCATCGCTAGGGGAGACCGTGACCGTGGACTTCCTCGAAGGCCTCGCCGCGAAGGCTCGGGTCTCGCGACCGGCCCGGGAGAACTTCTTCCGCCGCCATCTCAACATCTGGACCCGCGGCGCGTGCCGGTGGATCGCGCAGAACCGATGGGACGCATGCGAGGACGCGGCGTACCTCGACGAGCACGACGGGAGGAAGCCGGGCCCGGCCGGGCTCGACCTCGCCTCGAGCATCGACCTGGTTTCGCTCGTCCGGGTCTTCGATCTGCCCGATGGCCGTATCGGCGTCCGCTGCAAGTGCTGGACGACCGACTACGCGCGCGAGGTCCGGGAAGCCGAACAGAACCGGCACCGATACGGGGCTTGGATCGACGCAGGATTCCTCGACGTCGCCGGAGCCGAGGTCGTCGACCATGACATCGTCAGGCAGACGGTCATCGACGACGCCGACGCCGGACTGATCTCCGAGGTGGGGATCGACCCGTGGGGTAACGGCATCTACCTCGCGGCCAAGCTGAACGAGGATCACGGCATCGAGACGAGCCTGGTCCGGCAGGGCTACCAGACCATGTCGCCGCCGACCAAGCAACTCGAGGAACTGATCATCTCCCGGCAACTCGTGCACGATGGGCACCCTGTGCTCCGTTGGGCGATTGGAAACGTCGTGGTAGCATCGGACCCCGCTGGAAACCTGAAACCCGATCGCCGCCGCTCCCCGGAGAAGATCGACCCAGCTGTCGCTTTGGTGATCGCGCTCGCGCGGTACCTGGCGGACGATCAGCAGGGCCCGAGCGTCTACGAGGAGCGCGGGATCCTGATCCTCTGAGGCGCTCCGGATGACACGCCGCCTTGCCCGGTTCCCTCGGCTACTCGTGGCCACGCTCGCCCTGGTGGGTGACCTCCTGGGAATCGGCTTGGCGGCGGCTCTGCACAACGTCGCGGAGGTCATCGCGTTCGTGGGCCTGGTTGTGGTAGCGGTCAGCCTTTGGGGCTACGATCCGCGCATCGCTGGCCTCGTTGTCGGTAGCGTCCTGATCGCGCTCGGGATTCAGATGGCAAGGACCCAGGAACGGAAGGACGGACGATGACAAACCTGTCGAAGAGGTGCGACCTTGTCTGGCAGGAGCGGGCCGCGACGGTGGCGCGCGACTGGCTGGCCGGCGACGAGCCCGCACCGGTCGACCTGCCGGAACTGAAAGCGGAGCAGGTAGCGTGATCGAGCTCGGCGAGCGCTCGGCCTACGATCCGGGCCAGCGGTCGCTCGTCTTCATTGACGGAGGTCGCCAAGTCGAGGTCGCGATCGAGATCGCGGAATCGATGGCGCTGGACTCGCCCGTCGGTCAAGGCATAGTTGTTCGCGAGAGAAGGCAGTGCCCCGACCGATGCGGATACGAGAGCGTCGAGGTCCGGTCGATCCGCCCCGAGTACTTCACATGCCTGACGTGCCTGGACGGCCGCGACGTCGCTGGTGACTCCTGCGGCGACTGCGGCAGCAAGCGGAAAGGGATCATGAGATGAGCTTCCTCACCCGACTGTTTGCGAGATCAGCCCACCCGCAGACCTCACCCGACACCGGCCGAGGATTCAACCGAACCTCGGTCAATCTCGGCGGCCGATCGCTCGCAGGGGTCAAGGTCGACAACGAGGCGGCCCTGTCAGTCTCGGCGTTCTATCGTGGCGTGAAGCTGCTAGCGGACAGCGTCGCCAAGGTCCCGATCAAGGTCTTTGCGCGCGACGACGACGGCCGAGGAAGGGAGCCGGCGCCGAGCCATCCGGCCTATAGGCTTCTGCGCAGACAACCCAATGCGTGGATGAACGCCTGGGACATGAAATGGCTCATGCAGCGTTTCCTGCTTCTGCACGGAAACGGATACCTTGTGATCGCACGCAACGGCCGCGGGGAACCTGCCGAACTCTTGCCGCTGGACCCGCGGCCGGAGGTCACGTTTGCGGTCCGGCGGAACGGGCTTCCGTTCGTGGTCACGAACTTCGGCAGGGCGAATCAGGCCATCATCCCTGGCCGCGACGTCATCCACCTCAAGGCGTTTTACGATGGCCTCATGGGGTGGGGCATCGTCAAGCATGCGGCGAACTCGCTCGGGTTGACGATCGGCGCGGAGCAGTTCGGGACGGTCTTTTTCAGGAACGCAGCGACGCCGCGGTTCGTCCTCGAGCATCCGCACAAGCTGACGGCAGAGGCGGCGCTCAGGCTCCAGGGATCGTTCGACGACTGGCATAGTGGGATCGAGAACGCGCACAAGGTCGCCCTCCTTGAGGAAGGGATGAAGGCCCACGCGCTCTCGCTCTCAGCCGAGGACGCGCAGCTACTCGAGACGCGGAAGCTGCAGACGAGGGAGATGGCGAATTGGTTCGGGGTGCCGGCCCATCTACTCGGCGATGACAGCCGAACCTCGTTCGCATCACTCGAGGCGGAGAATCAATCCTTCCTCGACAACGCCCTCGACCCCTGGCTCGTGCTCATGGAGCAGGAGTTCGCGTCGAAGCTGCTGACAACGGACCAGTACCTGCGCGAGACGCATTCGGTCGAGTTCATCCGGGCCGCGCTGGTCCGGGCCGACATCGATTCGCGCGGGAACTTCTACTCGTCCATGACAGACCGCGGAATCATGAGCCGCAACGAAGCGCGGCGCGCGGAGAATCTCCCGCCGGTACCGGGCGGCGATCGGTTCATGGTTCCGGCGAACATGGTCCTCCTCGAGGAGGATGGCAGCATCCCATCCGAGGAGGAGGACGACGACGACCAGGACGGCGACCGGCTCGACCGAGACCGAGTCACGGCCGCAGCCCGGGCCGCGATAGACGACGCCGTCGGGCGGATGCTACGCCGGCTCGCAGCGGCGGCCGCACGGGCGGCGAAGACGCCGGCCAGGTACCTCGAGCGGGTCGGGATCGAGGCGCTGCGCGAGGGACATCTCGAGATCGTCGTCGAGGCGTTCCGGCCAGCGGCGACGATCGCGTCGGTCGCGACCGGTCGAACGGTCGACCCGGCGAACGTGGCCGAGCGGTTCCTCGAGGAGGTAGCCGAGACGCTGCTGACCTGCGCCGAAGTGAAGCCGGATCAACTGGCGGCCCAGGTCGAGGCCTGGCGGACGAACGGACTGACCGCAATCGAAGCGAAGTCGCGCGGGCTCCTGCTCGAGGCGCAGACAAAGGAGGATTAGCACGTGCCGCAGATCATCAAGCGCATGGGGCCGGCGCCGCGGGTCGAGACCCGGGCCGACGGTAAGAAGGTCATCAGGGGAATCGCGCCGGTGTATTACAACGCCGACGACCCCGGGACCGAGTTCAAGATCGGGAAGAACCTTGTCGAGCGGGTCCGGCCCGGAGCAGCAAGCGGAGCCACTGCCGAGGGCGCCGACGTCCGATCGTTTTTCAATCACGATCCCAGCATAGTGCTCGGCCGAACGAAATCCGGGACGCTCACCCTGGAAGAGACGGCGCGCGGACTCGAGTTTGAGGTCGAGCCACCCGACACGACTGCAGGCCGTGACGCGCTGACGTCGATCGAGCGCGGCGACGTCTCCGGGTCGTCCTTCATGTTCTGGGTAGAGCGCCAGTCGTTCGAAGAGCCCGAAGAGGGTCCTGACGTTCGATGGCTCGACCAGGTCAACATCCTGGAGGTCGGGCCGGTCACCTTCCCGGCCTATCCGGCCTCGACGTCAGAGGCTGGACGCAACGACGCCCAGTTCGCCGAGGTCCGCGACGCATACGAGGCGTGGAAGGACGACGTGCG